CCAAGGTGCATATGCATCTTGGGAGAGTATCCGTACCACCCCGCCGAAAGGCTTTTAGGTACGGCTCTTGACTGAGACGGTCAAGAGGGACCAAACCACTATAGCGTTTGACGCTTGAGGGTCGGTTATTAATTCTTGCGAGGTACGAGAGGAATCTCGTACATCATCGCAATCATTTCTAACCGCTCCTTAATCTTCATACCTATGATGGCAGAGGCGCGTGAGATTAGGTGACTTTGTCTTTCGACATAGACACGGTCATCTAGCGGTAGAGCGAGCGTTCTTAACAAGAACGGTCAATCTCCGCCTCCTACAGTATCAATCCTGTAGGCCTCCTTCTGGATGTTTATATAATTTTCACTAACTAGCCCATGGGCATAGAGTAGTGGAATCTTATGTAATCCATCTAGAAGCGGTCCAAGTATTTCGAAATCCTCACACGAAGTTAACTGTATGGTAAGGGTCTCCGCTAGTTGTCCCAGCGGTATACCTCTACCTTTAGTGAACTTCGCGTTGGAGTCTGCAAAGGCCTCTACAGCTAGAGACGATAGAACACCCTCGGAGTTTCCTCCGGTTTGTTTTATAATATCTACTATAGAGTCTGATTGAAAATAATACCGTGCGATGCTTTTCAAGGCGTCGTCCGCTGTTATTTCTTTCTTTGTCATTTTCATGACAACCTCGCAGACCATTGCGGAATCGAACATCTTCCTAATAAACTTCTGGTTTAATAACCTAGGGTTCATTATAGGATGAACGATTTCGTAATATTTCGAAACAGTCTCGGGGACTGATGTCAAAGATACTCAATCCCTTTTAGTAATCTCCCTAAAGAGGTTAACCAAGAGATAATATTTCTTGGCTGACTCTTTAAGGGCACTAATTGGAAAAGGAGATATTTCTTTACCCTTATAGAACAAACGTTTCGCAAACTCGAATAGAGTTTTAGATTCGTGAGTTTTAAGAGGGGAGAAAGTCACTCCTAAATCGAGCATCACCTCCTTGTATTTCTCTGCGAGGCGGCGATCTCCTATAAGGATATCGTCACCAAGGAGACAGTACTTAGCTTCTTTGAAGCTTATTCCTAACTCCTTACAGCAGTAGAATAATACATAATGATGAGACAATGCGAATGAATTTCAAGAAGAGTAGAACCCCATCGGGTTCCCTACAACGTAGGAAACCTCTGTGGTTTTACCCTCAGGGGAGGTATACTGAAAAGGTGTACCTACCATGATTTCTTGTCATGCATTAACATAGTCATCAGGGAAGTGCCCTTTTAGGACAAGTGCCTCAAAGGCGATCGGGAATCGATCAGTAGCGGCCGTAAGGTCGATACTGTAGAATTCTGATCACCCAGAGATCTTGTCACTAAAAGATCCTTGATCAAAAGTACAGTCTTGATGAATCTTCTTCATTGCTTGGAATAAGTAATGATGAAGCGGTTTCAATACAGATTGGGACAAATAATCCCCAATCGCAATGACCCGTGTCTTGTCTTCCTTGTCAGGAAAATAAGCCAATTTTCTCTTGACTGCACCGAGATAGGGTATGAATAACCTAACCCATGGGAAGGTGACGTGGGTAAATTCCTTAATGGACTTTACTTTATTTCCCCCAACCATGATTAAATTATCTCATGCCTTTTCTGTCAGATTAACAATATCTGTCCAACCGGAAAACATTGCCTGCCCGTTAGGGCCGGACTTTGTACTCCAATGGTAAGATTTGAATCTAACAGATCTTGGAACGGTGCTACTCTGTT